CACCGTTTGGTTTGCCAATTCAGGGATCCAGGCTCTTTCTTCCTCGATCCTCTTCTCTATATTTTTCTGTGCCTTTTCTGACACGGATTCCCAATCTCCGGACTTCCGGAAGTTATTGAACGTATCGTACATGACTTGATGGTTGTCGTCTCGGTAAGGTTTAATACTAACCTTACCTTCCTTCATGATCTCAAGCTGCCTCTGCGCCTGTCTCTCATCGATGAACGTATCTTCCATGTAGTCCTCGATGTCAGTGTATCCCATCATCTCCAGGGCGCTTCTCGGCTCTGCAATCATTCCTTTATCTATCATGGCCATGACCACCTGTTCCTTTTTATTCCTGGTGGTCATGATATCAATTCCCGGCCGGACGCGAACATCTGTATTGTCTCTCAGGTCTGTCCCCTTAAAGTAAACAACCGACGCGGTCCTGTGCCGGCCGACAGTTTTTATCAATCTCTCTTCCGTGTAATTATCCTGGACAAGCTGCAGTTCAAACTTAGCTGCATCTGTTAGGGTGATATCGAGATCCTCAACGGCCGGAACCAGGACAATGTCATCCTGGCGCTTAAGTCCTTCAAAGAGAACTCCGGATGCACGCTGCGCATATTGAGGGAGCTGGCCCAAGGAAACCTTCCTCACTGAGGACTCGGTCTCCATTTCATTTTCCATAAACTGCACCCAGTATCCAAGGAACTCAGGAAGAGACGGAGGGCTCTGATAGTACGGTGTTCCCATCCTGGCATTGTACGTAACGTAGTCAACACCCTTTCGAGTGAAAGACTCTTTCTCTCCGGGAAGAAGGGATCCCCATGGGATCATGGCTTTTATCTTCCAGTTCTCAATGTGCTCATCGATCTGGCTGCAGTACCGGTTAAATTGACGCTGAGAGTGCTGCATGATCCGGACTGCAGAATCATATATCGGGGTGTTGAGTTTCGGGACCAGGCCAGGAATAGGGAAGTATCCGAGCTGATCTAAGGGATTATGATTGGGTCCATCATAAAGCATCATGTCTTTTGTGGCCACAATAAAACGGCCTTTATCCTTTCCCTCGAATTTCTCATTCTCGTACCACTCCATCCGGACGCACGTAGGCTCGGATCCGAAGTCAAAGTCGTCTCTCTCAACGAGACCGGTCTCAGAGATATCCCTGCCTATTGACACCTCTGCAGGGATCGTTCCAGGATCGAGCTCGAATTCACGCTCAACCATAGAGGTTGGAACTCTCTTTCCCTCCAGGAAGTATCTCCAGCCATCCCGATCGACACTGATAGGATCCGGCCGGCAGTTGAATGGATTAACAAAATCATAGTTTACGTCACCTTTGACTAATGTATTTTTTTCACCGGAAGTAACAGCAAGACCAGTGAGAGATGAATCCCACCAAACTTTCCAATAACAGATCCCACAGATAAGGGCCCAAAGTTTTCCCCTGTTGATCTTCTTTATAAATTTCCTTTCGTTATGAAGAAACTCCAGGGTCTTGGATCCGACCATGGCTGCCTTCACATCTTCATCTTCAGAGGTATTGGGGATCACATGGAATTCATGTGGGTACCTCAGCTCTCCCCACTGCTGCCGGACAGATGGCATGATCCGGTTGTAGACATTCTTTATCTCTCGATCGACTAGATCCGTGACATCCGTTAGAGCTGCAAGAGATTGGTTGTAATATTTATATTGGTCCCCTTCAAACCAGGCAATATACTCTTCCCATAGTCCAAAGAAATGCTCAACAAAAGGATGGTCTACCCAAGTGGTATTGATCAAAATGAGTTTGCGCTTCCGGTCCTTATCAAGATCCTTAAGGAGTGTTGGAACAAACTCTTTTTCTTTCTTGGCCATTAAAACGTACTCGCTTTTTTCTTATGATCAAGGAATTCCCTGGATAACTTCTCTTCAACTTTTGGCTTATTCTTGGCCTTTTCCTCTTCGTCCTTTAGGAGCTGAAGAGTGTGTTCTCCGTGGAGATATTCAGGATACTCCCTGGACATAAGCCGGTTATGGAGATCCTTTTTCTCTTCCTGGGATCTCTGAATGATAAAGGCATTTAAGGCAAGGGAGGCCAGGAGCGCGATCCCTAGAATGATTATTACTGCAAGTTCCATAATAGTCTCCTATATCTTCAACACGGCCTGGACGGAAAACGTAACTGAGGTGATGTCCGTCAATTCATATTCAATGCTTAATTTCTCTCCAAGAATAGGCAGCATAAAGGGAACCTTAAGAGTTCCTCCGACCGCCGTGAGGATAGGCCAAAATGACATGAGATAAAACCAATAGTCTCCTTCCGGATCCTTTGTCATGATATGAACATCAAGCTCTTCGGATCCACCGCCGGCCATTTGGGTACAACGAAGAAAGAACATTCCCTTAGAGAACGGAAGGACATTAACAGGATTATCATGTGTGTTTCCAGAGACAGTCACCATCTGGCTCTCAAAAAGAGGGGTAGTGATCCCCCCATACTTTCGAAGATCATTTGCGCTGTATTGTCTCATGGTGATGGCTGTGTATTGTCTTTAATTTCGGTTAAGAGATCCCTCTGATCCAACTCAACCTCCAGGATTGCCATGGCGATCTTGCAGGCGATCTCCCCCTGGGCTGCAGCGGCCTCTGCCATAATAACTTCCCTTGTTCTTTGTGCCATCCTATTCCCCCTTTGCGATCTTTATCAGCCAGCCAGGAGTTGGAAGCTCTCCACCATTTGAGATTACAAAATTCGCTGCCGAGATCTGCCGGACATCCAACATAAGCTCGACTACTATCCCCATATTAATGGCCAGGGGATCCTTACCGGCTTTATCTAATTTATCGGCATTTCCGTCCGTCATAATAGAAGATCTTTGTCTCATTGTTTTATCCTCCTAAAAAGACGCGTTGATTTGCTCCCTGTTCCTGTGTCCTGCCCTTACCACCTGCATTTCCTTCCGGAATTGATCCTTGAAATCGTCCGCAACATTAGGAGTCCAGGCAACTTTAGGAATTTTTGTCGGAACGACTTTCATATCCAGGTGATAGGCTGCTGTATCTAAAATGTCTACACCTATTTTTTTATCTTTATGATAGGACTCCCATTCATCATTGAAGTCCCGAAGACCCGGAAGGACCAGGATCTTTCCCTGTTCTGCGTAGGGAGCCAAAGATTGAATCCTGCTGTTGCGAGTCCGTCCACGGATATCGATCAGCCAGACATTAAAGGCAGGCCTTTCGCGTTCGATGTAAGAGGCAAGGAATATCCCATACTTCTCTTTTTCTATGCCGACGAATGTTACCGGCCGGCCTTCTGCAGTCGAGGCATCAATGAGCTCGACGAGCCAATCATAGAGTTCCATTGGAGTGAGCTTCCGTTTTTGTGCATAAGAAAAATTCATCCGGCCGAGCTCATCCCAATCACAGATCGAGATAGCAGAGAAAGAACTTTCTGCTTTTGTGGTTCCGGCACAGTCGACTGAAATGTTCCGGATAAAATTGTAAGGCAGCTCATTCATGGGGAGCAGCCAATCCTTCCTCAAAACTATTTCCTCATCAGGTATAGGCCGGAGCTCATACATTCGAGAGTAAATGTATGGGCCCTGCTTAGATCTTTTCCTCTCGAGGTATGCGTTATCGCATTTCATCGGGAAAACAGGATCTCCGTTTTGATCTCGAGCCGGACAGGAGAAAACATGGTATCCGGTTTTAGACACAAAGGTGTGCGCCGGTTTCCTGTAGAGCTCGCCGTAATCGAAGTGACCTTCAGGATCCAGTATCTGGCCGGAGAGATCATAGTTCTCCCATGGTGTTTCCCACACAATCTCCCATGCGTCCATGGCCATGACGGATTCCTGCTGCTGCCAGCGTCTCGTTGTCTTCTTACATTGTTCAAGGGTGGCAGAGTTCACTTCGTTTACCAGGTTATCGTTGATGACTCCCTCAAAGTGAAATCCAGTCAGGGGGCGCTCTGGAGACCCGATCTCGATTTCAATCCCCTTGTACCGGATCCTTTCCTTTGATTTTGTCTCGAAGTCAGTTTTCTTACTAGGGAGATGTTTATAGAAAACAGCCTGGAGGATCTCATTGGTCATAATCTCTTTCATAACACGATCGAGATTGTCCTCGGCCAGCTCGTAGACTCCACAGTAGATCCCGATCTTTCCTGGAAGACCATAGTACGCCTTCCGGACAAACCATTGATTGATAAAGGCCCTGGACATCGTACTCTTTAAACAATCCCTGGACATAAGAACAAGTTTCTGGGGGATTGGATTTCTTTCCATGTCAAGAAAGTCGGCGAGTTTGGCATGGACCCAGTTAAGATCCCTGTACTCTTGCTTCTTTCCATGGGAGAGGACATTCGTTGCGTGGAACCACAGATCCTTAAGGATACTCTTTCTCCAAAAATTTACATCCTTAAGCGGAGAGGGGATCTCGTAGTCTACGTTTTGGACAGAGACAGCCTGCATTGCCTTACTCTCTGGATCCTGCCCTGATCCGGTTGTACTTTTCGAATTGGACCATGTTCTCTGCTGTGAAATGCACGTGCATCACTTTAGATTTCTGCTCCACGGAAACCTGCTTTGGAGGATAGTTGTCTTTAACGTGATTGATTTCTTTGATAAATCCAAGCCGGACGTTGTGATCCGGAAGACCTGGACGGAAAGGATTCTCTGCCTTGTTCATCCCCTCGATAAGAGCTTCGGCGATCTTCTCGTCGGTGGCACCATTCTTTTCAAGAGCATGGGCTATCGGCTTTCTCTGCAGGAGCTTATTGGCCACTTCTGTGGCACAGCCCGGGGAAAAGCCGGCCTCAATTACAGCCTGCCTGGGTTTAGCCGGATTTTCCGCTATCTTCTCCAGGGCTCTCCTGTGCCTAGGAGTAAGGCTCTGGATCCCCATATCGACAATCTTCCTTGGTAAAGGCTCGGTCCGATACTCGGAAGGGCTCCTGGATTCCTTCCAGGGAATAAAAGTCTCGGTCTCAGGAATTAATCCGCGATCTCCCGACATGATCCCTCCGACTAAAATTGTAGATACATAACCAAAATCTAAATCGGAGTAACCACCATTTTCTCGAGAGGGATTCTCTTAGGTAGGTCATTTGAAGACCTCAGGGAAGAACTCGAAGCAATCCTGCCGGAACTTATCAGACTTTACAAAACTGCGCCAAAACTGTTTTTTCTTTTGTCTTGACCAGGTTTGTGTACTGTAGTGAATCTTCAGCAGGAAGTATTCGAGTTTTTTGACTCTTCTTTTCAAGAGCCATTTCTTATAGGCCGATATCATGGGATCCCTCTCTCGTTACATGGCCATACTCCACGTTCTGTCTTCTCACAATATGCACGGTATTTTGTGGATGTCAAGTATTTTCATACAAAATATGGCATTTATTTTTATTGTGGGATAGATACTGCACGATATTGAAGATTTTTGAAATAATACTTGACAAATCTGTCACAGTTCTTATTATAGGGAGTATGAAAATTAAAAACGAAAAAAACGAACTTCCAATTATCGGTGGATCAGTTATCGAAATCGGCAAATTCGCCTATAACATGATCGTGATTCTATCCGATCATAAGGATCCAAAGGACCAGGAGACAGTTGTCTTCCAGTCCCACAGTAAAAATGAGTCGGACCAGATGAAAGAAACTATCTTGAAAGATGGGGTCAAGTTGAAGGTGAATGATAAGGGAGTGGAAGTTGAGATCTACTATGCTCCACACGTAATCCGGAAGATTATTACCAGGAAGGAGCCGTTGAAAACTGGGCCCGGATCTGGAATAGCACACTAGGAGGCCGGTTTAAAACAGGCCTTGGGATCCCTCTCTCAACCTGTCCGGCCTCCTTATGGAGGTAAAGATGAATAAGCCTGGAGGCGAATTCCTGAAGATCTTCAAGAAAGCCGTCAAGGAACTTCCGGACACCCAGGTCTTTGTCAACTGGATGATCTATACCCTTGGAGTAATGGCCTATAGAGCCGAAGAAGAAGAACTCTGGCTGGCCGAAAGAGAGATCTATAAAATGAAACCGGAGGTAAGACACTGATGTATGAAATCAATTACGATCGAATGGTGACTGCCCTTTGGGATCTGGACCTGAAAGAGGAATTGTTTGAGCTTTTCTTCCTTCACTTCCCTGACACAACCGGCATCCCTCCTGTACAAAGGCTCCTTGGGGCAAAGATCTTAGGAAGCGCCGTTGTCATGGCCGAGAAGATGCTGGAGGTCATGGCAAAATATCTCCTAGAGCTGGAACTCCCGGATCCTTATGAGCTTGAGGCTTTCATTAAGCGCCACACAGGGATGATGCAAGTTCAGATCAATAAGATCCTGGATTCGGATGATCTTATTGAAGAGGCAAAGAAAAGGGGGCTAATCAGTCGATGAAAAACGATATCAAATTCACGATCGAAAAGGATTCGACCAGATACGCATATAAGATCGAGATTGATATCAACCTGGATCTGCTTGAACTACAAAAGGGTAAAGATCCTGGAGCATATTTCATTGAAAAGATGAATGAGGATTTTCAGAAAATTATCCTGGAGCTTCAGAAGATGTATATCGAACAAAAATATAAAGGCAGATATGCCTATGCCAAATTGCCGAATTTATTAAGGAGTGAAAATGCAAGACCCGAAACACAAAATCAGGCTTTACGAAAAATCCTTTGAAAAGTGGGGGACCGACGCACAGATCCTAAAGGCCATAGAGGAGCTCTGTGAGCTCACCCTTGCCCTGCTCCATACTGATCAGCAGCACATCTTCGAAGAGATGGCCGATGTCGAGATCATGCTTGAGCAGCTCGAGATAGTTTTCGGCTGCAGGGATATGGTTAAGCTCCATAAGATCAATAAACTGAGAAGACTCAAGGAGAGACTCAATGCGCCCGATTAAGTTTCCAGAACAAAACGCCACACTCATGCCGGTAAAGGGAACTAAGCAGGGCAAGCTCCCGATCTGCAAAACAGATATCGGCTGGATCTCCTGCTGGAGATTAAATTTTATGGACCGGATCCGAGCCGTGATATTTGGAAGAGTCTGGATCTATACCTATGATACAAAATTCCAGTATCCGGTTTCCATGTCCTGTGAACGGACCTTATTCAACAAGGTCCCTAAACCAAAGAAGAATAAAAATCTTCAATATAAGATTCCAAAAAAAAGGAGAAGACAATGACTACAACAAGGGCCGTTTACCTATGCCGGATTGGATCCGGAAATCCATTTTTTAACTGCAGCCATCACCTCCAAGAGGTACAAGAGAACCTGGCGAAGATGAAAAAAAAGGATGGGACGCCTTCTGAAATTAGACTGGCCAAGATCATGGATGCCCCCGGAGAATCATGTGAACACTGCCTCGGAGACAAATTCAATGAGCTTTATAAGAAAGCAAGAGAAAGGGCCCTGGCTATGTATTTAAAAGAACCTAAAAAGTAGGTCAAACATAACACAATGAGCACCTATCCGATCCCCCTGTTCACAGAGTGCCCTCTATGTAAGGACCTGATCCCACTGGCCATCACGCGGAGCGGAGCTGCACCTTACTGTCCTGGGCCGGCACAAACAATCAAAGGATCCCACTACTGTAAGGACCGTGGATGGGAGGTCCGGATCCTGTGTGAAAAAATGACAACCACTCTCCCCTACTCCAAAGAAGTCCAAATCATTCCACGGCCAGGAGAGCTCTTCTCTGAACCGGTTGTCTATAAAATGAGAACAATGAAACTTAATTTGAAAAAGGAGGAACCATGCTCGACGGACCAGGCCTGCAAAAAAAAATCCACAAAACTCTTGCCCAACAAGCAAGAACGATCCTGAGATACCTAGACTCAGCCTATCCGGCACAGATCGTTATCCCACCAAAATGTGCGGAGCTGCTGAGAAGAACACTTAAAAAGGAGAAACCATGAACAACGAAGAAAGAATTAAACTTTTCAGAAAAATCTACAAAGGAAAGGTTATCAGGCTAAACGAAGACTCTATGCCAGTTTCCCTGGACATAGAGGGTAACGGAGAAGAAAGAATCCTTAAATATCCAGACTGCCGATCTGCCCTGGTTATCATGATGAGAAACTACGGGGCCCTATGGATCCATGAAAAAGAATGGGATCCAGATGAGGAATTAAAGGATTTTCCTCGCGACTGCCAATTCTGTAAATCTAAAAATTCCGTCTTCTGTGTTTCAGATGAACTCTACCACTGTTTTGCCTGTGAAAAAACCTGGCCAAAGGAGAAGCCATGAGCACAATCAATGTAAAGGAAACCCGGCCGTCCGGAGAGATCTCTATTAGTCACGAATACCCAAGTGGGACGACCTATCTGGAAGACCTGCCCAACGTCATGAAGAAGATTAACCTCGTCATTAATGCCTGGGAAAAACAGGAAAAGCCGGAAGAACTCGGAGTAACTAAAAACCATGAGCAACACAAAAACATTCGCTGAAGAAAAAATCCAAAAAATCCGCTTCCTTTCCCTCGATCACGGAACCTCGCACATCACCCTGTCGATCATCGAATCCAATCCCCACCGTTCAATGGAAGTGATCCTCTCGCCTATAGAGGCGAACAAAATCGCTTCAGATCTAATGACTCGCGTTGCGGAGATTTCTCTCGGTGACCATAAGGGAGCAGACTATTGAGAAACTGGAAACACCGGATCCGGATCTCCTACAAACTCTGGATCCTGGAAAGAAGAAACAAAAAACTTTTTAAGAAGTGGGAGAGGGAATTCGACGCGCAAATCAATTCCCCTATGGAACCACCATCTTACCATGAAATGAGAAAACAAAGATTCAAAGATTTCAACTCCGGACCTTTCACGGAGTGGGAGAAAAAGGGGAAACCATGATAAAACTCATCCTCTTCGGATCACCACCACCAAACCATAATACCGGAACCGTAATTACGGCAGAGGGGAAATTCTTAAACACCTGCCTCTTCGGGATCCAGCTGATCCTGGCCGGGCTGCTCCTCCCCTTCTCCCATCTCCTTAAGACTCCAATCTGCCTGAACGTGAGGCCATCTAAGGAGGAACCATGAAAACCCCAATCACAGTAATCACCTCTTTCGTAGAGTCCTTAATGATGCTCTCCCATACAGGAGAAGAAAAAGCAATTAAACGAAAAGATCTCCTGAACCTGGCCAAGATACATATCAATCCTAAAATCTCCTTTAGGGTCCTGTCAAAAGCATACGAAAACCTCCCAATCTGCGGAG